GTAAGATATCTGTCATAAAAAATTGAACAGTTATCTACATAGTCTCTCTTGAGAGCATTTAATAAATTTATTACTTCTTCATTAATTGATTCTAATCTAATCGAAAAAAATGCTTGGAATTCAACGGCTTGTTTTTCAGAGACTTGATCCAGCTCGGTAACAGGAATTTCTCCTGGTGATGTTGTGATCGATTGCATAATGCGTTGCGTGCTTTGTGCTGCGACCTTTGACCATGCGTCGAACTGTATTGCGACTTCTTTCTGTGAGTCATCTTCATACTCCTCTGGGAAATTTATCATTATAAAATTTTTAATATAAAAAGCTTCATTTAACATTGCCTTTAATAAACTTCTAAAGTTTAATAAATAAGAAAAAACACTTTGTGAAGAAACTTGATTAAATTCAGCTATGAGTCTTCTTGCCACTGTGGACATTGATCTTTCTGCAAACATATACTCTTCAAAGCAGACAAAATCTGCTTGAGCTTCATCTACGCTGTTATACTTGCATAATTCCTCCCATAGTTTTGAATGTGATTCTTCTAGGTTTGGTGTTAATGTTGGATTTAAATAAACATTTAATAATAATTTTTCAATTGCTTGAATTGATGTTTCAATATAGTTGTATATTGAAAATGATTGGTTTTTTAAAAAGTTTAAATTAACATTAAAATCTTTATTTAATGCGTAATCTAAATCTATTGGTGCGCCACCTGGATAATTATCTTGAATAATTTCATCTCTAGATTTGTACTCATAAAAAGATACGTCTGTGTTATAATCCGAAAATACATCTTCTTGTTTTATATAATCGTTTTTAGCGTTGTTTATAGACATGACTTACCTAGAACATCTTTCTTTGTGATTTGCTAATAGATGAACTTTTTTTAGTAAATTTTGCTGGAGACAGTTTTCCTGCTCTTCCAGTTATAGCATACTTTGGAGCATCTTCTTCATCTTTTACTGTATTAGCTTTTGGCATGTAAAAGTCATTAGAGAAAGATTCTGTATTCATTGCGTAATTACCTTTAGAAAACTCTCCATAATTTTGAGTTATTGAAAGTAGGGCAAGCATAAGCGCGTCGTGCGCGTGATCCATAGCAGTTCCGCTTGCTTCAAATATTGGTCTACCTATTTGAGTAGTTCTAACTACAACATAAGAAATCAATTGCAAATAAAGTTCTTCATCAGTTTCGGGAAATAGTATTCTTTCTTTTTCTAAGAATTGGCGAAGATTGTCAACCATAAATGGTTTCATTTCTTTTTTTACCAACATCTTAGTGTAAGGATCCCTAACTTCTATAGACTCAGCAAAAGACACGCCTTTAACTTTTTCTTTTAGACCTGATTTTGGATTTTCCATTCCGTATTTATGAAGTAGTTCTACTTGAACTTCACCAAAACCTCTGTCAACATAAATATGTTTTGGTTTAAACATTTCATTTAATTCATATATTCTATCTACGGCTTTAGTTAAAGTGTATTCAGATCTATCGATTTCTTCTCGGTAAGCAACCCTGCATCTTCCTCTAAATCTTTCATCTTCATAATTGTCTGCGCATGCTTCAACTACAACTATGTTTGTGCCTGCCCCGTATTTGTCCCAGTCAACGCCAATAACATGAAATGATCGTGCTGAAAAGATTTGAGGTTCATATGACCAAGAAGGACTTATGAAAGCTTTGTCAACATATTTTCTTGGGTATACACCTTCTGAGTCTTCTCCCCAGTCTGCTTCTATTTCATGTCGATAGCCCATTTCCGTATACTGTTCACGGAATTCATCTTCTTGATCTTTAGAAAAATATGGGTTGCAATAAGAAGGAAACCAAAATTCTTTAAATCTATCTGACCTACACCACTCCCAAAATTTTTCTCTTCTACCAGTTGGAGTAGAAGCTCCTATCATCATCTTGTCTGGTTGGTCTTCAGCTGTCTTCTGGAGCATTGCGTACAATGCATCTAGGTCATCAGTATGCATGTAGTCCATTTCGTCTAGCACAATTACGTGTGCTTCCTGACCACGAGCTACGTCTGATTTTCCACCTGATCTCATTCCTGAAGTAAAGAATCTAATAGTTGAACCATTAGAAAATTCCATCATGAATTGAGGGCTGCTTACTTTTCTTGTTATAGAGTTTGTGACTACTTCATTCTTTCCAGCAATTCTACCAATCTCTTGATATATTAATTCTACCTGAGTTTTCATTGGCGCAATAACTAGACATCTTCCGTCTTTATGGGTATAGCTATAATGCAGTAGTGTTATTGCTAGTGTGAAAGTTTTACCTAAACGACGACCAGCTCTTAAAACTTTTCTAAGTGAAGGATCTCTTAATATTAGGATTTGATATACTCTTGGATTAACTTGCAAAAAGTTTTTAGCCCAAACAACTGGATCTTTTGCTACATGCATTTGTCTTTGTTGTTCGCCAGATATTCCAACATCTAATAAATCTCTATCTATTTCAAAAGGTTCATCAATTAATAATGATAATTCTCTATTGCTTAATAACCTTTTGGTAACTGGAGTTCCATCTGCCCAATTTATATGTTGAAGTTTGTTTTCAAAAACCCATTCAATTCTATTGACTTGTTTAAACAATTCTATATCTTGATCTTTTATTAATTCTAAAAGATCTTCTCTAGATAGTCTTTCTAGCCTTTTTCTAAACTCTTTTGTTTTATGATCCATGATTACCCAAAATGCGCAGCCATCATAGCTGCTTCACTGCCCAATGCACTTCTTGCATTTAATCTAGAATTTTGTATAGCCATAACACCTCTAGACCTTGATGTGGCTGCGGCTTCTGTATCTCTGTAGCCCATTCCAAATAAAGGTTTATTAATTGATCCTTGCAAAGACTTCTCTGCGTCTCTAGCTAAGTTTACTCCACTTTTAATTACTTCGCCACCCATTTTACCAAGATCATAAATTAAAGAGGCAGTAGCCAACATATTTAGTCCAGGAACTGACATTGCAAAACCTCTAGCTCCAAGGGCCATTGCACCACCCTTAGTGCCTAGTGCTGCAGCTACGCCTTTAAATCCTAGTTCTTTAAATACTCCTGTTTTAAGAGCTTTCTCTGCGGCTACTTTTGCAGCTGTTGATCCTGCTGCTTCTCCTACGTATTTTGTTTTAGCCAAAGCTGAAGTTAAATGAGAAACTGCTTTTTGAGCACCTGTTGCTGCTTCTCCACTTAATCCAGCTACATCAAAAAATCCTTGTGCTCCTCTAAAATAACCAGCCATATAACGAGTGCCTTTGCCAGCCATAGAAGAAGCTAATAAGTTACCTCTAACCCCTACTTCTCCAACTCCTTTTCCGGTAACAGCAGACCCCATTGATCTATCTAGTGATGATGGACCATAAGCACCAGGTACAGCATAAGATTCTGGAAAAGCTTCTAGTGGATTTAAGTTAACTATTGGAGTTCCTGCAGTTAACTTTGTATTCATTCCAGCCATTCTTTGTATTCCAGTAGTAGAGCCTTCTAGCTTAGATAAAGCTCTTGCATTTCCAGCGTAGGCTTTTCTTTCCAAAAGGTCCATTCTTCTTCCAGCAGTGATTGATGCAAGTAGTCCAGGACCTAAAATGTTTTCGCCTTCAACTGCTCCTACTTCATTTGCTAATTTTCCTAACGGACCAAACCTTTTTGTTCCAAAAGCTCTTGAGCTTTGTGCATATGTGTATGTTGATTCATTTCCACTAAATACGCTTATGCTAGAATTTCTTCTTAGGGCCCTAGGTCTTACTGTTATTGTATTAGCTCTAGCCCCAAAAAATATTGGTTGTTTTCCTGCTGCTGCTAACCTAGTTCCTCTTTTACTTCTTCTTCCAAATTTTAAGTATTGTTCACCAGAAGATAAATCAGCTGCATCAAGTGTATCTAAACCTTTTCTAAAAGCTCCATACCTTCTAGCTTTTCTACCTGCTCCAAATCTGGCATCATCCATAAAGCCGCCGCCAGCCATAATGGTTCTAGCACCTCTTCCAGCTTGAAATCCAATACCGGCAGTAATGCCAGGAAGACTTTCTGCCATCCTAAGTGGCAGTGGTGTATCAACCATTTCATCTTGAGTATATGGAGTTGGCATTCCAGAC